CGGGCTGCATTTGATCTGCCGCAGCAAACATCACAATAGTTTGCGGTTGGAACTTGGTGCAGATTACCTGCGCCTTTAGCCGTAGCAAGCCGGTCGCAAACAGCGCCACATCCTCTTGCATTGAGCGCAGCCGAATCGAAGCATATTGCCCCTTAATTTGCTGTGCAGTAGCCGTCTCAGAGGCAAAGGACGATCCACGGATGATGTCCGAAAGACCTGTGATCTCATAGATTTGGTTCTTGATCTCAGTCCGCGCTTGGTAGCATTGAATGAGCGTCTGAGCAATCATGTCGATGGGCAGGAAGTCAATCGCGCCTTTCAGACCGCCCTTCTCACCAAACGCCATCCAAGTATCAACCGGCAGCAAAGCGTTGTTCTCGCCCTCAGTCATCAGTCGCTGCAAAGCAGGTTGAGAAGCGTCATAGACCCCTCTAACGCGCAAAGCCTTGACCAAGCCATCTATCCTATCGGACAGAATATCAAGCTCGTTAGCCTGATCTTGATACAGCACAAAGTCTGCCACCGGCACGAGGGTGTCGCTCGTCATGGTGGCATAGAGCGGTTGCGGGCAGGGGAAGAATCCCTCTAGTTCAAGGGGATCGTCGCGCTCGTCAATGATGTTCGGCATTGACTTGCTAAACCAATACACCTTGCCCGATTCTTTGCACCAATACTCACAAATCTTTGCACGAGTGTGCTCTTTCGTGCTTTGACCATATTGTTTGAGGGTGTCCGGGCCTGCATCGAAAGGTATCTTTTCGCCCACTTCATCGCCAAAACGTTCTACCAACGCCTCGCGGGTCATGTATACCCATCGCCAAACAGCGGTCACCTCTTCCCATGTGCGAGCTACTGAATGTCCGAAATCACGCCAATGAACATAATCAATGGGGGCGGTTTCAAACTCAATTTCCTCCATTGGTTCTTGACCGGCTGTGGGATCGTTCTGCACACCGGGTTCAGGATCATCAATGTCCTCGGTCACTTCTAGCCCATCTTCAGGCATATCGACTGCGTTGACGTGCGGCTCATAACGCACCCAAGCAGACCCACGCCCGCCAAGAAAACGATCCTCAACTGCGTGCTTCATGGTTGCGCGGAAGTCAGGGTAATGCTCAATCTCAAAATCCAACGCCCGCTCTATCAGTAACGAGGCAACCCGCCCCACTTGGTCGTTATCACCGAAACGACGCGACACATCAGCCTTGGGCAAACGAGCGTAGACCGCAGGGATCAGCGTCTGAACGTTCGACCACAAGATGTTGAACTTGGCAGTTTCGTTGGTGTTTTGGCTGCGGTTGTCATCGCGGTAACGCTTGATGATCTTCTGAGCGCGGGCTTCCCACTTCTTGAAATCACCGTCATACGCTGCGACGTTATGCAGCAGCTTTTGCAAGCCTGTGCTTTGCTCTTCGCTCATTTTTTCTTTTCCTTGGCTAACAAGTCAGGTGCTGCTACGCCCATTGCAGCTGCTATTGCGGCGTTTCTACGGAATGGGTCAAAAGCGGCAAAGCGTGATCTGATATTTTCAGGCGGGACAATGTAACTGATACTTCCTTTGCCCTCAACTTCGTTGTAATAAGGGATGCTTGTGTAGCCTTGTTTTTCAAACAACTTTTTACGCAAGTCAGCGTTCATGTCTTGGTAGGTCATCTTCCCACCGTGAATGTCAGAGTAGTTATGGCCGCCTTGTTGACGCAGAAATGCACTTAAATCATCTTCGCCCCAAGCCATTGCATTTTGATTCAGCAACGGCTTGTTACCTAAAATTGTTACAGGATAAGTTGTGCCTTTTATTTCGTCTGCCGCATAATTTGGATTGCCAATTTTGTAACCAATTGTGTTTTGATACCTTTCCATTGCTGCTTGTGGCGTACCTACATGAGTTCCGACAGCATCAAAAGGCGCAATTGCAAATTTTGCTGAATCTAAAGTTTCAAAATCACCGCCATGCCTTGAAAAATGGACAAAATCTTTTCCATCCATAGCCGCTGCCCGTTGCTCTGACGTATTGTTCTTTGGCAACCCTAGACCACCTTGCTCTACAGGCAATGCTGCCCGTTCTTGGGCTAAGCGCAATGCAGCATCTTGCGGTGCGGCAAACGTGCGCCCTGCTTGACGCTCAACCATCGGCAAAGCCATGCCGGTCTTGAACGTGTAGTTCTCAAGTGCTTGCGCGATCTGTGGTGCAGCGTACTTACCAAGCGCCACCGCACCTTTAGCCGCAGGGCCAGCAAGCGGGATAGCCGAGCCAACAATGTCTAGCCCAAGCATCAGCTTCTCTACATCTTCTTGATTGCGCTTGAAAGCCGGATAACGCTCGTCCATGATGGACGTAGGCGGCATCATGTTCTCCCGCCCTCGCGCACCTTGACGCGCTAGGTTAGGGTTCATCCTCGCCGGTTGCTGTGCTTGCTGATATTCAAGCGCGGCAGCTAAACGTTCTTGTTCAGTCACGATTACGCTCCGAGATTGCACTAGCCTTTGCGCGAGCATCCTCTTTACTAGACGCACCCCACGCTTTCAAAGCCAATGCCAATCGAGTAGGTTTGCCGTTCTTTTCCATCGGGCCAGGCATATTGCCCATGCGTGCCAAGAATGACGCTCTGCGCGGGTTATCGCCTGACTTGACCGGTGGCTTCAATGTGCCTCCTGTCTCAGCTTTGTACGAAGCTCGCCCCTTGGCGTTTAAGCCACCTTGGGGATTCTTGCCTTCGCTACGAGTCCACGCTGCGCTCATTTTTTCTCCGGCTTTGCAGTCTTAGCTGATTCACGGAAATCTTTAGCAGTTGGCGCACCGGGGTCGCCAGGTTTACGCATACGCTCACCCGAACCGGCTTTGATCCGTTCCTGCTTAGCTAGGATGTTGGCGTACAGCCCCGGCTTGTTCATCATGCTGTGAAGATTCCAACAGCAACGACAGTAACGCCGCTACCGGTCGTGATCTTCCACGGGCCAGTAGCTGCTGCCATGTTGAGTTCAACCGAGTAGATGCCAGGAATTACCGTTGCGCCGCCGGTCAAGATCACGATTGAAGTGCTGCCATCAATCAGCGTGACGGTTGCAGAAGCTGCCGTGACTACTGAAATTATAAGTCGGTGGATGTAATCGCCTTTTGCGCCCGAGCTTGCAGTTGCACCCAAGACTTGCGCGGTTTGGCTTGCTGCTATGGTTTCATACCAATAAGCATAGGGATAAGAAACGCCACTCATATTCGTGCTCCTTTAGTTTTAGTAGTTGCCCACATGTCATTCAGGGTAACCGTGTTCGTCGGGCCTACCATCAGAGGCTTCTCTCTATCCGGCGCTCTGAATACCGGTTCATTCTTCCAACTGATCGCCATCATACGAAATGCGTCGGCAGGGTGGCTAGTCCAATCGTGCCTCGGGGTCTGCCTGAAAGCCTTTTTATCCTCGTCGTACTCGCGTTGGTATTGCTTTAACGCCTCAATGCCCTCGTAACATTTGTTATCGAACCAAGTCGTGGGGATCATCTTCCTGACCGCTTGGATGCCGTCTTGTACCGAGAGATCAGGAACGATGCTAAGTGTCCCAAGCCCCAAGTGCTGTGCAAGCTGCTCGATAATGCTCTTTCCTCCGCTTGCAAGGGTCTTAGCCTTTGCGTCATGCGGGAGGTAGTGCTTGCCGTAGCGGTAGCCTCGGTCTGTAATGACTTGGGCAAGTTCCTCAATGTTCGCGCCCGATACCGAGTAGAAGTCGATAACATGGATTTCGCCTCTGACGACTTGATACCACCATATAGCCGTGTCATCCCGATAGCCCAAGTCCCAGGCGGTATGCACCGGCACAACGGGATCGACAGCAATATTTGTGATGCGCCCTTGTTCTTCTGCTTCCCTGAGTTCTGTGCCGTAAAAAGAACCGAGAATTGAGGCTTCGAACGAAGTCTCCATCTCTTGCAGATACTGATCCTCGGTTAATTGCGCCCTAGCTGCTTTTAGTTCAGAGGGAGGTAGCAGCCCCGACGAAGAGGCGGGCAGGCGTAGCAAGAACCATTCAGCAGGGTTTTGCCTTGCTGTCTCGTAGATGTTCCAAAACTGATTTTTTCCTTTAGGCGTGCCACCAAACACACACCATCCCTGCTTGTCAGAGAGGGCGGGTCTTATGACATTACCCCACACGCTAGGCTTGAAGTCGCCATACTCATCCAGGTATATCCCATCGAAGCCCAAGCCCCGCATCGCATCGGCATTATCAGCACCGAACAACCGAATCTTCGCCCCGTTCATCAGGGTAACCGTCAATTCAGCCTCGTTGCTGTCCAAGATGATCGGCTGCGCGAAGTTCTTCAGATAGTCCCAAACGACTGACTTCGCCTGGCTGCGGTACGGTGCGACATAACCAAACAAGGGGAAAGCGCTCTTACAGGTAGCCGCTGCCCTGATTACGTCATTGATAGCCGCCACCGTCTTACCTGCCCGCCTATGCGCTACGAGACAACCCCACCGCTGCGTACGGGCATGGAACGGTAGGAATGCCGGTCGAGGCGCATAAGGAAGGATTATTTCGGATCGGCCCATCGGATCACCATTTCCTGCGGCCCGCCCTCTGATCCTACGTTCTCAGTCCGAGCCAAGTCAGGCACTACCTTCTTCAGCAAAATATCCGCTGCTTTCACTTGGCTGTTCGATAGCTCAATCTCGCCCTCAACGTGCTTTAAAAGGCGATTCATGATCTGACTAGCTTGAATCTTTTCGCGCCAAGCATCAGACAACACAACTTTCCGTTTTCTAGCAGCCATGTGATTGATTTGTAACAGATATTCTTAACATACTTAATTTATGTTATTACTTAAGAAAGCGCAATTTGTAGAGGGTCGAATCGATCTGATCCGCGATGCTATCCACTAGGTTGTTAAGCTCGCTGTCCTGCGGCAAGTCCTTGCGGAGATCGTTCACAAACTCTTTGATCTGCGTCAGGTACTTGACCGGATCGGTGGCTAGGTGGAAATCCTTGGGGTAATTTGTGATGATGTCATAGCACCCCTGATACGCCTCTGCCCACTTGTCTGCTAGTTCCACGATAGCGTCGTAATATTCACCGAGCGCCATGTGCTGAGCGAATGACTTGGTTTGCAAGTGCATAAAGTGCGTGACGGTTGCTGAGTGAAAAAGAACACTAACAAACGCCGCCGCCGATTCGTTGTATTTCGACATTTTTCACCCTTTTTCAGCAATTTCACTATGATATTCTGAATTTATCAGAGAGTCAAGCACGTAATTTGACCATCTGAGCAATCATGATTTCGACCGTGTCCTTGACTCCTTGCTTGTCACGCACGATTGCCCTGCACCCCGTCCATTGGAGCGCAAACTTTTGTTGATCCTCCGTTTCCTTACCTTTCTCCCCTTTGACCTCGACAAACCAAGTAACGCCCCCAAACGCGACGAGAAGGTCAGGCACGCCTCTACCCATAGGTGCAAGGCTAAGCACAGCACATCCACGCATCTTGAACTCAGTAACGATTTCAACATGATTTGCATCGACCTTTGCAGCGCGTCTCATAAACCCTCAACAGAAATTGCTTTTGTGGGCGTTTTCCAGTTCTTGTCGGGCGCAGGCGCTATCCAAGACGGGTCGAGCCACACAAGCCGGTTGTTTGGGTAAGCAATCAACTGCCCTGTTTGCAAGGCAATGATGTGATGGTTTTTGTGCTGATCCGGCGTTTCTGACCACCCCGTTCTCATCCAATCAAGGGTGAACAAGTAATTCCCCGTTCGGATCACCCCATCCCTGCCGAGCGCTGTGACTTTGTGGTTCTTCAAGAATGAGAATTGATGCACCGCGAATTCATAGCCGTAGCTGTCCCACCACACAAGTTGCTCAATCGGTAACTGTTCGCAAGGCTGTAAACAAATCTTGTTTATTGGCACTCGCGCCCATTGCGCTCCCGATTCCAACATCACCTGAAACATGGGAACTCGCGCAGGTTCTGCCCGCACCCCAAAAATTACCGCTTTGACAAACTCTCCGTGGCCTTCTTTCTCGTCATACAAGAATTCTTTGCGTACAAAGCATTGAATCGTCGGGCAGTCGTCAATTAACATGGGCAGCTTTCTGAATAGCTTTAGCGGTTTCAATTTCGGCAATGACTTCCGGGCCAGTCTCAATCGTAATCCGCATATCCTTCACCAACAATTCCATGCACACGCCCTCTGAAAGTTCTGTTTCTGTGTAATCGCTCTCAGTTTGCCCATATTCAAGGAATGCTGTGCAAATGCCATGCAGCACCCGCAACGCATCTTCGTGGCTTACTTTTGGAAACTGGCACATAGCTGCTCCGTCTGTTGTAACAATTCTTGTTCTGTCCCATATCGCTGCTCGAAAGCTTTGCGCCAGGGGTGTCGGCTCACGTATTCCGGCGTATTGCGTCCACTTCTGTGATGGGTAGGACACAGGCATATCACAAACATTTCACCCTTGCGCTTGCTGCCACTCAGAACATGGTGGATATCGCCATCGGATCGGGTTTCGTGGAACAGCCTGCACACAATGCAACCCAAGTCTCTGACCTTGGCGTGCCATTCCTGTTCAGCCTTGGTCAACGTTAACTCCCGCCTCAATCGAGGCAAAGTTCAGCCAATCAAGCCAATCGCTGAATTTTTCCCGGTCATACTTACTTGTTCGCCTGCCTAGCATCACAATGCCTCCATGAAGGCCAGGAGCAAGCCTTGGAGCGATTTCGCCCTCATAGGTAGCCGTGAGTATGTCCTTCCAGTCTTCGTCGATTAGGAACGTCTTTTGGCCGTTTATCATCCATTGTTTCTGTTTTGCCCACGCGCCGAGGATTCGCCATTGGGCTGCGTTTTGGTCTAGGGTGCGGAGCTTAGTATTCATAGTTAATGGTCGTGCGGTTTATTCGCAGCACCGTTGCGCCGTTGCGCATGTGAAAGTCTCGCGCCATTGCGGTCTTGGGCGACATAGTAATGATTCGATACCCGCTATTTTTCCTAGCCACCGCCCTCACCAATT